GTGGGTGATGTTGGCACGCTATCGCGCAGACGCGATAGCGATAACTTCCGCCCCGGCCTTAAGGCGATCGAGGTGATCCGCCCAAACCTGCATCATCCGCCTGCGTTCGGGCAGATATTCGGCGTGGACGTAGGCGGCCGTCACTTGATTTCGTTCGGCGTGTGCCATCTGGCGTTCTACAACGTCCCGGCCGAAGCCGAGTTCACGCAGAGCCGTGGCGGCCAGTCCGCGAAACCCGTGCCCCGTCATTCGGACTTGTAGCCCATGCGATAGAGCGCGTAGAGCATGGTGTTGTTCGAAATGTGGCTTCGGCCTTGCACGCTGTAGAACACGAATCGATGCTGGCCGTTGAGTGCGCGGAGCTGGGCGAGCACGTCGAGCGCCTGCCGCGATAGTGGCACGATGTGCGGGTCACGCATCTTCATGCGCTCCGGCGGCACGCGCCATTCAGCGGCGGCTTCGTCAAACTCCGACCACTCCGCACGGATCATTTCCGTTGTCCGCACGAAGGTCAGCGCCATCAGGCGCAGCGCGAGCCGGGTGACTAGGTCGCCTTGGTAAGCGTCGATATCCCGCATGAGTTGGGGAATTTCGGTCGCCTTGACGCGGGCCATGTGTTGCACGCCGGGGCCTTTCTTCAAGACCGTCTGCGCGTCAATGTCGGCCGCCGGATTCCTGGAGCATCGCCCGGTCATGATTCCATACTGGAAGACCGCGCGAGAGCGCTGGAGAATTCGCTTCGCCGTCTCGCGCACCCCGCGCGCCTCGACCTCGCGCACGATGCTGAGCATCTGCGGCGAGTCAATCTCCGCGATCGGGCGAGGGCCGATCTTCGGAAACACGTCGACCTCAAGCGAATTCAGTACCTTCTCCGCGTAGCCGTCGCTCCAGCCCGGACGCTGAGAGTCGAACCACTCGCGAGCTACCGCTTCGAACGAGTTGGCCGCCGCGATCTCGGCGGCCCGTCTTGCGTCCTTCTTCGCCTCGCCCGGAACGATGCCGGCGGCGATTTGCTCGCGGGCCTCGTCGCGCTTCTTCCGTGCCGTCGCAAGCGTGACGGCCGGATAGACGCCGAGGGCGAGCGTCTTCTGCTTGCCAAGGAAGCGGTAGGACAAACGCCAGTACTTCGCGCCGTTCGGTTGGACGAGCAAGAACATCCCGTTGCCGTCCGTCAGTTTGTATGGTGCCGCGCTGGCCTTCGCGTTCCGCACCTGTATGTCAGTGAGAGGCATTGTTGGTATCTGTGTTCTTGGTATCTGCTGATACCAACAAAAATACCAACACTTTCGCTGGCTGTCACTGAGCAACCTTGGGTAACGATAGGAGCTAGAGCGCCGCCAGACGGGCTTGAGCGGGGGATTTCTTGTGAATCTTGGGGGAGGTTTGGGGCATGACTGGTCCCCCCGACAGGAATCGAACCTGTATCTAGCGCTTAGGAGGCGCTTGTTCTATCCATTGAACTACGGGGAGCGGATAGTTTGAGCGGGATGGACTGAACCCTTGTGAATCAGGCTCTTAGCCTTGTCCCGTGTGCCTTTCCGGGATTTTCGTCTTTCCGCGCATGACGCGAAATGACGGGTTGTGAAGCATAGTTTAACGCCCCGCCTGCTACAATTCTGCTACAAATCGACCCTGTAGCAGCGTATGTGGATGACGCATTGCTACAGTCCACAAACGGGGTGTTTCATGGCTTCGATCCTCAAGATCGGCGACCGCTGGCGTGCTCAAGTCCGCCGGCGGGGACAGAGTATAGCAAAGACGTTTCGAACCAAGGGTGCGGCCGAAGCATGGGCGCGGGAGATCGAGGGCGGTATCGACAAAGGGCAAGCCGCCGTCGACGAGCAGACGATCACGGTTGGCGAGCTGGTGCGCTTGTATCGAAACGCTCGCAACGAATCCGGCCGACCGGTCGCCGAGAAGTCGAACGAAGACTACATGCTCAAGCGGCTGGAAAGTCACTTTGACGACGAGGTAGCGGCGAAGCTGTCGACCAAGAGGTTAGTGAAATTTGCGCAAGAGCGGAAAAAAGAGGGGGCGGGCCAGTACACGATCGACATGGATATTTCCAAGCTCGGGACTGTATACAAGCATATGGCGTCGCTTCTCGACCTGAGATTGCCGCACGCGCCTAGCATCGCACGGCCGACGCTCGATCACCTCCAGCTCATCGGCCCCGGCAAGCATCGGGACCGCCGGCCGACCCGCGAAGAGATCGTGAAGATCTTCCAATGGTTTGCGGAGCACCCCGAACGGGAGCAGGCGGTGCCGGATGTGATCCGGGTTGCGATGAAGAGCGCATTTCGCCGTGGCGAGCTGTTCCGGCTGACGTGGTCGGATCTTGATGTCGAGCGCCGGCTTGCGCTCGTTCGCGATCGGAAGCATCCGCGACAGAAGAAGGGTAACGACGAGTGGGTGCCGCTGATTGGCGACTCGCTCGAAGTGTTGCTGCGTCAGCCCCGCTACCCGGTGCCCCCTGCGTACGAGGCAAAACGCAAAGTTGACCCGGCGACCGAGCCGCACCCGAACGAGTTCATCTTCCGGTTCGACAAGAGCACGGCCAGCAAATACTTCAAGCTCGCGTGCGACGACAAAGGAATCGTCGACCTACGGCTGCACGACCTGCGGCATGAAGCGACGAGTGCGCTGTTTGAAGACGGATGGGATATTCCGGAGGTCGCGGCGGTTACTGGCCATAAGGATTGGCGGAATTTGAAGCGCTACACGAATCTCAGCCCCGAACGAGTGGCTCAGAAGGGTAGGCTTAACGCGACTGCAGTTCGACCATCAGACGCGCCGAATCTAGTCCAGTCTGATGCCGGTGCGGCGCCTCCGGAAATGGCATAGCCCGGCGGCGGCCGCGTTAGAATGGCGGCGCACTCATTCGACGAAGTCATGGACGTTGAAAGAAACGCTCACTAGACCTTAGCCAGAGAACACTATGGCCACAAAAAAGCAACAGTCGACGAAGGAAATTGAGATCATCGCCTTAAAGGATCTCCGCCTTGACGCGGAGAATCCTCGTTTGCCGACGACCGTCGAGCGGACGCAAGAGGCGATGATCGACTATCTCGCGACTACCACGTCCATAGAAGACTTGATGTCGGCGATCGCTGAGAACGGATATTTTCCCGGCGAGCCGTTGATCGCGGTGAAGCGCGACAAGGAAGATGTATATGACGTTGTCGAGGGTAACAGGCGACTTACCGCCGTTATCCTTCTCAATGATCCTTCGCGCTGCTCGAAGCCTACCGCCCGGATGCGTGAACTGTCGGACAGTGTCGATACAATCGCAGAACTGCCGGTTGTTGTCAGAGAGAGTCGTGAGGAAGTGCTTCCATATTTGGGTTTCCGCCACATCACCGGCGTGAAGCAATGGGAGCCGCTCGCCAAGGCACGCTACCTGAAGCAACTGTTTGATATGACAGACTCCAGCAGTGTGCCAGGGGATCGGTACGCAGAGGTGGCCAGCACGATCGGTAGTCGCCGCGATCACGTGAAGCGCAATCTGGATGCGCTCGCGGTGTATGAGATGATTGAGGGCGAGGATTTTTTCGAGATCGAAGATCTCGGCGAGGAATCTATCAAATTTTCAATTTTGTCGACCGCACTTGCGGACGAGAAGATTGCGGCTTTCGTTGGTAGTGCAGTGTGGGATGCTGCAGCCGATCAGTATTTCCCGACAGATCCAATCGTTGATCCGACGAGCCTTAATCGCCAGGGCGTTCGTAAGCTTGCGGAATGGTGTTTTAAGAAAGACGACAAGGGCAACACGGTTCTGGGAGAGTCGCGAAATCTGCGGCAACTTGCGGCCGTCGTGTCGACCAGTAAGGCGCTTGAGGCGTTGCAAAGCGGCGCATCGCTTGAGTACGCCTACCGCATGACCAAGGGAGTCGGGACGGAATTCCTGGAGCTCCTTTATGAAGCAGAGGCGACTGTGCGGCGTGCTGTTTCAATGATCGCAGATGTCGACTATTCGCAAGAGGCTCACGAAGTCGCGCGGACGATTTATAAAAACGTGCGACTCATCGGAACGCAAATCGCGGACAAACAACCGAAGGATGCGTCCGATGAGTTTTGAACCGGGGGCATTGCATAAGACGACTCCTCATCTGTTTGCCGATTTGGTCGAGCTGCTGCTGCTAACCAACGCGTACGGGCGTACGGGGTTTCATAAGAATGAGATTAGCGACGTCGCGGAGAGGCTGCCAATAGCGGCAGAGGATTTGGATTTACCTCCGTTGCGCCCGCGTGCCGAGGAGAATGGCGCCGAAGTATTGGATCGCCAGGAGCGCTACGTTGAAGATCTCTGGCGGATTCTGGAGTACCGGGCGGCAGTAATGGGTGCTGCGTACCCGTTCCACGTTGCGAGAGGACGAATTGACTTTGACGATCCGCTGGACACGCCAGAAAAGCGAATTTATCGACTGTTGTTGGCGTGCTCACGGCTCCGCTCGTTCCCGAATAATGGATGTCGGCAGCGATGGGCTGCTGCATTTACCAGTCTCTGCTCAGTAGCGTTTCGAAGCATGGTCCCGGCGCACGCCTCGGTCAGAATCTTCGATGCGAATTCGGTGGATCGCCACGGCTACTATGGCGTTGATCTTCGCGACGCATTGGTGAAGTTGGGCGAAGATTTGCGTCCGACGTACGTTAATGCTGATAATTGTGCGGCAGATCCGTCGTCCGGCGATGCTGGCCTCGATCTCGTAGCTGTTGTGCCATTCAGCGATGGGGCGGCAACGGTGCATGCAATGTTTGCGCAGTGCGGTGCTCAAGAACTCGAGTGGCCGTCGAAGGTATTGGAGGCACATCCCATCGCCTTCAGTTCCTATTTCCAGCTCCTCCATCCGCCGGCCAACATTGTTTTCATTCCGTTGTCTTACCGAAAGCCGGACGGTGACTGGGTGAACGTGAACAGGGTGTCCGGATGCGTGCTGGTTGACCGAGAGCGCATTTTCCACCTCGTTGCACATCAGGACGCGGAAGCCATCGTGAACGAACAGTGGTTTGCAGCGTACGAGACAGAATTTGCTGCGGTCACGACCCCCGAGCCCGCACAACCTGCGCAGGCAGCATAGATTTGCGGGGCGGGTGCGTGTGTACCGCGACCCGCCTCCACATTTCTATGACCACACGTCGGGGAGAGCTGCAGCGACTGCCTTGAAGAGCGGGGGCGGTACAGCATTGCCAACTACCCGATACTTCATTGCCAATGTGGCTGCGTCGGTTTCTGGGAAAGAGAATTTTTTTCCAAATCCCTGAAGTCTCGCGGCTTCGCGATAGGAAAAGCGGCGGGCGGGTTCGTTGGATTCGAACACCCACTTATCCGTATGAACACGTTGCAGTGCCGGACTCATCGGATGAAGTGGCATGTGGCGCATATGGCTCACAATCGTCTTGGACGTTTCTGTCCAATCACGACGCCTGTTGCGAGACAAGTAGTACCAGTGGAACGGGTCTTCGCAAAACTCGCCAGTCGGCCAGTCGGGCAGGCCGGCTAGGGCGTCTCGTATTGTCACTAGCGGCTTGCGTCCATGTTGTCCATGCGATGCAAACGGAAACGAGTACTCGACACCCAAGTCGTTGCGGATGCCAACGATGATGATCCGCTTGCGTTCTTGGGCTACGCCAAAATCTTGTGCGTTTAGCACGGCCGGTTGAACGTGGTATCCGTGCTTTCCGGCCGCTGAGAACTTGCTGATCTGGTCGTCGAGCAAGTGTCGGTAGGTCGAGCGAATCATCCCTGAGACATTCTCAACGATGAACGCCTTCGGTTGGATCTGTTGCAGAGCCCGCAAAAATTCGAGATACAGGTAGTTGATGTTTCGGTTCGCTTGGCGTGCGCCGCCCTGCGAGAATCCTTGGCACGGGTAACATCCGACCAGCAACTCTGCTTTCGGGAAGCTCTTGATGGCCGCAACGTCGCCGAGACGATAATCCGTTTCCGGATGGTTGTGCAGGTAGACGTCGCGCGCATACGGCAGGATGTCGTTCGCAAGCAGCACGTCGAAGCCGAGGGAAACCAATCCCGCGTCCGATCCACCGCATCCTGTAAAAAGTGAGACTGCCGTTGGCATTTTTCCTCCTGTCGCCGGCATTATATACAGAGGCGTGCCGCCTCCGAATTTGTTAGGCAGCCGCCTTCTGGCGGGCGAGGCTGGACATACTATCGAGGTAGTCTGCGACTGCGTCATACGGTGCGAACCTTGCCCCGCCTTCCTTGTACGTCGGGATCGGGAACGTCTCCGCGCTAATCTGGTTGCGGATGGTTCCCTCCGACATCAGCAGGAGCTGCGCGAGCTGCGCCAACGTCATACGGGGGCCGTACTTCTCAAGGATGTAAGCACGGGTCAGCAGGCTCACAGCGCCCTCCCGTTCATCTGGTTACGTGTGGGATAAAGTCGCGCTTCGGCGCGCATGTTGAGTAGGTGGTTGATGGCTTCAGCCAGCGCCTCGTCGGGGGTGTGCGACGGGATCGCCGGCGACAGCAACTCGAAAAGCGCGCTGCCGACATTCGCGAGACCTGCGATTGTCCGGTGATCATTCGGCTCGAAGGCTAGGTCAGCATCGTAGACGGCGTGGAAGTGGTCGACTGCCCGTGTCGCATGAAGGTATCGCTCTGCCTGCTCCATCAGATCGGTGCAGTCGACGTGCGCGGCACGCAGGCGCTTCACGGACGCAACCACGATCTCGCGAGCTTTGGCGATGTGTGCGGCATAGAGAGCTTGATCAGTCATGTTGAGTTCCCGGTGTGATGGGAGTGGGGAGCGCGCGTGCGAGTTGCATGAGGCCAGTTTCGAGCGTGATGCCGGCGGTTGCGGCCCAGGTGCGAGCGTCCTGCGCGGCTTTGTGGCGAGCGAACGATCCGATCTCGTCGGCCATCAGGTCCAGCAGCTCGACGTCGGCCGCGTGCGAGATCTCTGTGATCAACGCGCGGATCTCGATGCGAAGGGCGTCGAGTCGCGCGAGCCTGCCTTGGCGGGTGTCCGCCAAGGCTTCGTTCGTCTGGATTGTTTTTCGCCGCGCAGGCGGCGCATCGTCGTTCTGGATCGATGTTGCGGGCGTTCGCCCGCTGCTGTTCGACTGCATCGAAGTACCGTCGACGCTCGCCAGTGCGAGCGCAGGGCGCTTCTTCGCGTGTTCCCGCTTTCGCGGCAGCGGACGTGGGGTAGAAAGGGCCGGGCGCGAGATCATTTCGCTACCTCCTGCGCCATATCCGGCGTCCAGTCGGGATCGGGGGACTGCAGAATGTCATCGAGCCATTGCAGGACGATCGGGAGGTCTTTCTGGCGCTTGATGTTCTCGTGGCCGAGAACTTTTTTGAGCCATCGAGCACCTTCCTGTGCCGCTTGCATTCGCGTCGGGTAGGTCGTGGTGCCTGCGCCGAACTTCAGTGGCGTCGATGCGAAGCTGTCCCCGAAGTTGTACATAGCCGCGCAAATCCACTGATCTGCTTTCGGTTGGGCTACGTAGATCTCCGCGATCGGCTTTTTCGTCCGCTTGCTGTTGGGCGAGCGAAGGGTATCGGTCGCGACGCAGCGACCGTCTTGATCCGGTGCCGTCACGGGGTAGATCCGTGCTTTTTGCGGAGTATCGAGGAGATCGGTGAGCGGCGAGAGTGCCGTATGGACGGCTCGAATCGTTCCGGGCGAAAGCTTGCCAAAAACCGGGTCGTGCAGGACTGCCTGTAACGCCTGCAAAAGTTGCTTTGCACACGCATCGGTGATCTTCGTCGCTTTGGGCGCGGCCGGCTCGGACGGCTTCGTGTTGCTGGCCAGATGCTTCTTCGTGACCTTGCTTTTGCCGGCTTCCTTCGCTTTCGCAAGGCCCGACGCGATCCGTTCGAGCGCCTTGTCGCCGCCGTGCGCGCGAATCTCCTCGATCGCGAGGGTGCCGGCGATCGACCCGGCGCGTATGAGCGCGTGCAGTTCCGTCGGTGCCGTTTCAAGCAGTGCGGCGTCGCGAATCGATTGCTCCGATATGTTTAAATGACCGCAAATCGCTTTCACGTCCATTTTATGGACGTCGCGCAGCTCGGCTATCGACGTGGCGAGATCGAGCGGCGTGGAAGCCTTCGAGACGTTGCTCAAGTAACCGTCGATCACCATCTTCGACCGCTTCACTTCGCGGGAATCCAGCACGACAATCGGAATCCTTCCGAGATCTTTTCCGGCCTTGATGGCGGCGCCTGCCGCGAGGTAGCGGTGCTGTCCCTTGAAGACGTAGAAGTAATCTTTCCCGTCAACCTTGCGCGCATAGCAGTGCAGCGGGGAACCCTTGTCGTACCCGTTATGCATCATCAGGGCGGTCAATTCCTTGACCCACTGCGGATCGACCGGACGGACGTTGTCGCGCGGGTCGTAGCGTAGCGCTTCATATGGCGTCATCCACAGGTCGGCGGACGTCGCGCCGGCCGCTGCTGCTGCCGCCTTCGTGTTCCCGGTCTGGATCGGCGCGGTCAGGTCGAGCTGTTGCGTGCGGTCGTCCATTACGCAACCTCCTGCGGTGCCGCCGTCCGCGTCTTGCCGCGCTTCTTCGCTTTATCGATCGCGTTCGACGCCTCGACCCCCGCCGCGCGCTTGGCGTCACGCAGGCGTTTGATTGCGTCGGCGCAGTTGCCTTCGTCCGGAATCGAGATCTGCCTGCGCGCAATCTCGGTACCGTCGAGAATCAAATATTCCGTATGCACGCTATCCGGCAGCGGACGGCGTCCGACAACGTACTTGCCGATCAGGATCGGTGTCGACGGACGGCGTGTGTTCCGATCGTATCGCGTGAAAGTGCGGAGTGAGAGGGTGTCGCGACGTTCGACGTCGACGAGGGGGTAGGTTCGGGATTTGATTCGCGGCATGGTGGTCTCCATGACGCCGGGGCCGTACGCCCCGGCAGGTCGGGGCGGCTTAAACGCTGACGTGATAAGCGGTCGTCGGAGCGACAACAGGATCGTCCTGGAACACGTTCACGACGACAAACAGCAGAGCGGCGACGACCGTCCAGCGGAAGATCTTCGATTTTTCAAAGTTGCTTTGGCGTGCCGGCTCGGACGGGGTAATGCGGGGTGTTTGCTCGTTGCGGAGCCAGTCGTGACGGTCGGTGGATTGATGGTCGAGCATTTTCATGGGCTTCTCCGAAGGCTGCGCAAACGGCAGCGACGAAGCCGAATGTTAGGCATTCCTTTCTCGTTACGCAATAGGAGTGCCTAACTATTTTTCCGTGCCGTCGTGCTTTGCCCGCAAATGGGCCCGCGAGAATACGATGAACCTTGTTGAAAGGTGTTGTATTCTTCTGACCACATACTGTATGTTTATACAGTGGTTAAGCGAAAATATTGCCGAGGGGAGGTTGTTGCGGGGATATGTCAACAGGGGAATTGCGCTGCAAACCGGGCGATGTGGCGATCGTCAGTCGATGCCGAAACCGGTCGCGTATCGGCATGCTGGTACGGATCATCGGCCCGCATGGCAGCGATGACTTCGATTGGGATGTTGAGATTCTGGGTGGCCCCATCAGAGGGCGCGGGATACGTTCAGGGTGCGTCGGAACGCACCGCAGAGCTGCTGTATTCGACTGGAACCTTACCCCTCTTGCGGGTCAGGTGCATTCAGATCGAGAAGGTCACCGGACTGCTGTCCGCGTAGATCTTCAAATACCTTGAGGGTTTCGAGCAGCGCGATAAATGCTGTCGACGGCAATCCAAGCTTGTCTGCTTTGGCGAGTGCGTCAACTAGCGCCTGAGCATGCGTGCCGAGCATCTCCTGTTTCTGTGGGGCGGGCGCATTGGCTCGGCGCACCATCTGACCTTCGCCAGTGGCGAGCCACCACGGATCGACGTTCAGGAATTCGGCTGCGAGCAGCAAGTTCGCGCCCTCCATCTTTTTTGTTTTCCCGCTTAACCAGTCGCTGACCGAGGGCGCTCGCACTCGGCACGCTCGCGCCAGATCTGCAGCCTTTTTCTCAGGCGGCAACTTCATTGCCTGTTCCAGGCGTTCGGCTAGTGTCGTCATTAGGAAAGCCTAACTGAATGAGCGCAAGGAATGCCTTGCTTTTCATGTAAGGAGCGCCTAACATGGCGGCATGAATACGCTCCTGAATCGAGACCCGTACGCGTGTGCCGTGATCGATGCATTTGGCGGAACGGCCGCGACTGCCCAACTGTGCGAAGTCCGGATGCCCTCCGTATCCGAATGGCGTCGAAACGGCATTCCGCGAGCGCGTCTGTTGTTCTTGAAGCTCGCGCGTCCCGACCTGTTTGCTTCTCTGGACGAGCACGACAAGTCGTTGTCAACCCCCATCGACGCGCGACAGCCGTAGTTGCGCACCTCGTGAGCTGAATCTTAGGTGCGACCCCGTGCGCGCGACAGGATGAAAGCCACTCTTTACCAATCTCCCGTTATGACCTGCCGATACGACAGTACCGAATGGCTGGACGTCCTCTATACGTCCGTTCGCAACACGCCCGGCGGCGTCGCCGACGCGGCGAACCACCTCACGATCCGGCGCGGTAAGAACATCACGCCGGAATCGCTTCGCCTTCGCTTGCGTGGTGTTGGCGACAGTCGCTTGTCGATGGAAATGTTCGAGCTGCTGATCGAGTGGATGCAGGAAAAGGCAGAGAGCGAGGTGTACGCGCTCGACGCGCTGCATGCGTTGAACGCGCGCTTCGGGCTGGTTGCCGAGCACGTCGACGACCATGCCGCAGACGACGTCGGCGAACCCGGCACGCTGCGTCTTGTTTCGACGGCGCTGCACCTGCAGGCGCATGTTGGTCTCGTCGCTGACGACGTGACGCGTGCGCTGGCTGATCAGCGGATCGACGATCAACACGCCGAGAAGATCATCGCGACCGGCCGCAAGGGCCAGCGTCTGTTTCAGCGCTTGATCCACGCTGCTCGCAATCTCGCCGCACGTCGCCGTCGTCGTCATGGAACGGTTTAAGTCCGGCATGGGGTGCTGCCGGCCCGAGCGTGAACAGATCGGCCTCTGTTGCTCGCCCGAGCAGCAATTGGCGTGCGCTGTCACGACGCTCGCATCCCGGTTCGAGTGTGCCCCCGCCGAAGCGGGGCGCTTGCTGTCCGAACTGCTCGCCACGTTCCCCGATCGTCTTGCTCCGATTCTTGCGGAAACGAACGCAACCGGGCGCGTGCGCTTGTTCATCGAGCGAGCTGCGCGCGCATGCGCCGCGCTCGCGACCAAGGCGGAACGTCACGCGTTCCGCGACCAGCTTACCGGTCGTCTCTGCGCGCTGGACCTTGCCGCGTTCGACGATCTCATGTCGGCGGAATGGCGTCGACTGCGCGGCAAATAACCGGAGACAGATGTGAACGTGAACGGGATCAGTAGCGCGTTGCGACGCGGCGCATCGCAGTACGGCCGCTCCCCGAGCGGGCGGCAGTGCTATGCGGCGGGGCGAGCCGTATGGAGAAGCTTTTCTCACAAGGTCGAGCGCGACAGACGTCTCGTCGAGTTGGAGGCGGCTCGGCGTGCGAGCTAACAGCGCGTAGCGCAACCAATTGTGATCTGGCCGCGACATGCGGCCAAAGTAACTTTGATCGAGGGATTTTTTGTATGGCAACACTGGACCAGATTATTCAGCAATTGCGTGCTGCGGGGCATCCCGACCTGCCTGCCGGCCATCCGATCGCGGACGGCAAACATCATCGGTACGGGCCGCGCAAGAAATACTGGTATCAGCTTCGCGAAGTCATCAGCAAGGGCGCGGTAATCGGCTATGGCGGTACGTTCGGCCATTTCTCGGGTGACGATCCGGGCACCGAGCGATTCGAGTGGAGCGGCGCACCGCTGAGCGAGGAAGTGCTCGCGGAGACGCGTCGCCGACAGGAAGCCGCCGACCGTGAGCAGGCCGAGCGCGATGCGCGTCAGGCGAAGCTCGCCGCGAACCGTGCGCGAGATCAGTGGAGCCGCGCGGCAGAGCATGGCGAGTCCACCTATCTTGAACGCAAGCGCATCACGGCCGAAGGCGTGCGTTTCGACGCAGACGGCACGATCTTCGTGCCGATGTATCAGTACGGCGATGACGCTCGGCTCGTCGGTCTGCAGAAGATCACGCCGGACGGCGCGAAACGTTTCAACAAAGGCATGGAAAAGAAGGGCGCGTCGTATCTGCTCGGCGAGGTAGGCGCAGACGATCAGATCGTGCTGGTCGCCGAAGGCTACGCGACCGCGCGTTCGATCCGCATGTCGATCGACGACGCGTTCGCAGTCAATGTCTGCTTCGACGCGGGCGGCATCCTCCCGGCCGTGCGCTACCTGCGGGCGACGTATCCGAATGTGCATGTGCTGGTCTGCGCCGACGACGACTGGAAGATCGAGCAGCGCATGCGCGATTGGCTCGCCGACGAGTTCGGGTTTCGGGGTGATCTGGTGTTTGGTGCCGACCCGGTGCGGATCGAGGCGAAGAACACGTGGTACATGATCGCCGTGTCACGCCGTCGTGACGACAATGGCGTGCCGTACGTCGAGGTGAGCTACGGAAACGACGTGATGCCGTTGCGCCGTAAGCGCTTCGAGAACACGGGCCTGAAGCGTGCGTACGAGGCGGCAGCGACGGTCGCCGACGTCAGCGTCGTCTATCCAGCATTCGCCAATCGCGGCGAGCGCAAGTTGACCGATTTCAACGACCTGCACGTCGAAGAGGGCATCGGCCCTGTCCAGGCGCAAGTGCAGGCGGCAATCTTGCGCGTCATCGCGCCAGCGAACGAAGAGATCCGGCCGGCGATCGTGGCTGTGTCGACCGCGGACGCCACGCCGACGAAACCCGCCGCGACTTCCGCTGCCGCGAAACAGGCGGAATGGGATGGCCGTGAGGCAGAGAACGGCGCGCACACGTGGGAGCAGGATCTCGCGCGTTCGGACAAGGGCACGCTGCTGCCGACGCTCGGCAACGTGCATATGATCTTGGCGAATCACAAAGCGTGGCAGGGCGTCATCGAGCAGGACGACTTCGGTGGCCGCGTGATGAAGCGCAAGGCACCGCCGTTCCGGCAAGGCGTGAAGGGCGAGTGGACTGACATGGACGATCAGCGCTGCGCGCTTTGGTTGTCGCAGCGCTACGGCCTCTCGGTGCGCACCGATATCGTGATGAACGCTGTCCTGTTGGTGGCGGACGAGAAGCACTTCCATGACGTGCGCGAATACCTCGAAGGGCTCAAATGGGACGGCGTGTCGCGCGTGCGATCGATGCCGTCGACCTACCTGCGTGTCGCCGACAGCGAGTATGTGCAGCTCGCGTTCATGAAATGGATGATCGCCGCCGTCGCGCGCGTGATGGAGCCGGGCTGCAAGGTCGACAACGTCCTGATCCTCGAAGGCAAGCAGGGGCATCGCAAATCGACGGCGCTGAAGGTGCTGGCCGGCGCTTCGTGGTTCACGGATACGCCAATCCAGATCGGCAACAAAGACACGTACGCGGTGCTGGCCGGGAAGTGGGTGATCGAGCTGGCCGAGCTGGACTCGTTGAACAAGGCCGACTCGTCGGCGGTGAAGAGCTTCTTCGCGACGGCCGTCGACCGGTTCCGCAACTTCTACGGCAAGCGGGCGACCGACGTCCCGCGTCAGTGCGTGTTCGCCGGCTCGGTCAACTTCGACACGTACCTGAAAGACGAATCGGGCAACCGGCGTTACTGGCCGCTGCGTGTCGGCGGGCTGGTCGACATCGACGGCATTGTGGCCGTTCGTGATCAGCTCTGGGCGGAAGCCGTGCACCTGTATCGCTCGGGCGTCGTGTGGCACGTCGAAGAGCATGAGCGCCCGCTGTTCGAGATCGAGCAGGCGGAGCGCTACGAAGGCGACGTGTACGAGGACAAGATCGCCAAGGCCCTGGAGTTCGTCTCGCGCACGACGATGGAAGAGATCCTCGCGGACATCCTGAAGCTCGATACGTCGAAATGGACGCTGGCAGAGCAGCGCCGCATCGGCAAGGCGTTGAAGTCGCTCGGCTGGGTGCGCAAGCGCGAGTCGACCGGATCGCGCGGTTGGTACTACGTGAAGGAAGAGCAAGAGCCGGAAGCGGAGCGCGAACTGGTCGCGGCGGGTGATGACGACAGTCCGTTGTGATCGCGTGGCGCGCTGTGCCTGCACGGCAAGCGCGCCACTTGGCCCGTCTTGGCGCGCTGTGGACGTCCCATGTCCCAATGTCCCAAGGCGCGGTCTCGGGCGCGTGTGCGGGGGCGCGACATGCGCGACGTGAGCGGCGCATGTCGCATGTCGCAGGCGCGCACCCCCACAAGCCTTTTCCCTTGGGACATTGAGACATTAGGACGAGTAGGAGAGAGTCATGATCGATTTGAAAGAGCGGGTGGGCGTTGCGATGAGCGTTCGTGGTCAGTTCACCGACCCGATTGCCGATCCTAAAGTTACTTTGGGCGCGCTTGCCTTTGCGAACGATCTCGGGAGCTTGCTGGCCCGAATCAAGGCCGGGCCGCTGCCGACTCCTGCGATGGTGCGACGTGCAACGTTGCTGTTGGCGCAGATGATCCGGACGTCGGGCCGATTCAAGCGTGCGCGGTTCACGGGCCTGTCGCGCGACGAGCGCCGCGATCAACGTTCCGGGCACGCTGTCGAGCGTTTGAAGGTCGACATCATCGAGCGCTTCGCGCTGCGATTGCTGGATGAGTGGGTGAACGATCAATGTGTCGAGTGCGAAGGGCGTGGCGTTGTGCGTCGCGCGCGTGCCGTCACGACATCAACGCACGCGTGTGATGTATGCGGGGGCAGCGGGAAGGTGTGTGTATCGGAGGAGCGTATCCCGTTCTTCGAAGGGCGTAACGGGCCGCTGGTCTTTCGGGAATACGAACCGTGCGACGACTGCGGCGGGATGGGGCGGATCGCTGCGTCGCCTGTGTCGGATGCAAAGGGCCGGCACATCTGCCCTGACTGTTCCGGTTCCGGCAAACGGCAGGTCGACGATGCTGGCCGGGCGCACGCACTTGGCGTATCGCTCGACGAGTATCGGAAGAACTGGTCGTGGCGCTTTCACGACATGCTCGCGCTGCTGGATACGGTCGATGGATCGGTGTACGACACATTGCGTCGACAATTGCGAGGATGAAACGTATTCCATTTCAAGAGCGGATCGCGTAAACTTTGCACATCCTTTACCGCGTCACTGGATAAATGAGCGACCGCATACTCGTGTCGCAACCTTCGCCCGACAGGCGTACTGAATCGCGGGAGCGCCGCGACCAACAACGATAACTGTCTGTCGGGATCTGTTGGGAGGGCGTTCGCCCTTACGAAATGAATATCGAAGCCCTGAGCGCGCAAGCCCTCAGGGCTTTTTGCATTGGGGCGCTGAAATGCGAATCGAGTCGACGAGCGCCGGGCCGAGCGAGGTCTGGTCGACGTGGGATGAAGATCGAAGCATGGGGCGCGTTACCGCGCGGTGCTTCGTGTTTGACGATGCGATGGACCGTGTCGTGTGGGCGATGGACCGAGCGGGCGACGGCGTGACCGCCGATGTCGCGATCGGTGCGGGTCTGCCTACTTTTTGAGCAGGCGGGGACCCTCTGGGCATCGCCATACGCGGGGGCTCGCACCCGCGTTTTTTCTCTACTGGCGAGTTCCCATAGGGGGTCATATTCATGCCGACTCAGCAGCAGATCGCTGACCATCTCGACCTTGACCAGTCGGCCGTGTCACGGTTCGTCGACAAGGTCCAGCTCGACTACCGCGTGGCGTCGATCGACGAGATCCGCGTCGCGTACATCCGGCACTTGCGCGAGGTGGCCGCAGGCCGCTCCAGCGGTACTGGCATCGATCTCGTTGCGGAACGGGCGAAGACCGAGATCGTCGATCGCGAGATCAAGCTGCTGACGCTGGCCGAGAAGAAGGGGCAGCTCGTCAACGCGGCGCAGCTCGAACAAGCGTACGGCCTGATGGTCGGCGCATTTCAAACGGAGCTGCTGTCGCTGTCCGACAAGCTAGTGCAGGAGCTGCGCACGCTATACGGCGTCGAGGTGGACGTCGAATGGTTGAACGAGCATATTTATGGATGCCTTGAGCAGCTTTCTGAATACGACCCAGACAGTCCACGCGGTGATTCGCCGGATCGCGAAGATGCTGCGCCCGCCGGAGCGGATTGGGACGACGGATTGGGCGCGCAAACATCGTCGGTTGAGCGCGAAGGGATCGGCCAGCCCCGGCCGGTATAACCCGAACATCACGCCGTGGGTGTTCGGCATGCACGAAGCGCTGGACGATCCGACCGTGCAGAAGATCGTGTGCATGAAGTCGGCGCAGGTCGCGTGGACAGATGGCGTGCTGCTGAACTACATCGGCAAGCGGATCGACGTTGACCCGTGCCCGATGATCGTCATGTTCCCGAAAGAGAAAACGGCGAAGAAGTTCAACCTGGAGAAGTTCGAGCCGATGGTCGAGGTGACGCCTCGCCTCTCGGTGAAATTGCCGGTTCACGCGGCCCGCGACAAGAACAACTTGTGGGATCACAAGACGTTCGCACGCGGGTTTCTGAAGTTCATCACGTCGAACGCGCCGGACGAAGTGAAGTCGACGCCGGCCCCGGTCGTTGCGGTCGAGGAGCCGGACGACGCGAACACGAACGTGCGCGAGCAGGGCGATTCGATCACGCTGCTGGAGGAGCGGAACAAGAGCTACTCGGCCCGGCGACGCAAGATGATCTTGGGCGGCACGCCGACCATCGACGGTCTGTCGCGCATCCAACAGGCTTACGCGGCATCGGATCAGCGCGTGTATCTGGTGCCGTGCCCTGATTGTGACGAGGAGCATGAGCTGGCGTGGGAAAACGTCACGTGGAACGAGGGCGCCGAAGTCGTACATGAGGTGTACGGCCGCGCACAACCGGAGACGGCCCGTTACACCTGCCCGCATTGCGGCTCTTTGTGGGACGACGCGACGCGTATTCGCGCTGTCCGTCGCGGGCGATGGGTTGCGACGGCACCGTTTCACGGCGTTGCCGGCTTCCGCATCAACGAACTGGTGTCGCCGTTCCCCGGCTCGAACATGGCCGAGCTGGTCAAGAAGTGGTTGACGGCCGACAAGGCGCTGCGCGAGGGCGACGATACGAAGATGCGTTCGTTCGTGAACAACTCACAGGGGCGAGCGTACAAGTACAAGACCGATCTACCCGAGCTGGATGTGCTCGCGCAACGTGCGCTGCCGTACGCGGAGCTGACGGTGCCGCTCGGCGGTCTGGTGTTGACGCTTGGCGTCGACGTACAGCACGACCGGCTCGCGATCGTCCTGCGTGCATGGGGGCGGGGCGAGGAAAGCTGGCTCGTCGCATGGGGCGAGATCTACGGCAACGTGACGGAGCAACAGCAAGACCCGATGACAGGCGGCGTATGGGGCGCGTTGACGATGCTGTTGTCGCACGCATGCCGGCATGAGAACGGCTGGCTGCTGCGTGTACGTGCAACGTCGATCGACTCGTCGGACGGCGCTACGTCGGACGCGGTTTACAAGTATGTGCGCGCTGCGCAGCACGCCGGCTACAACGTCATGGCGGTCAAGGGCAGCAGCAACCTCGACGCGGAGATCTTCAGCGTACCGAAGGCGTCGATCGACTCAACGCGCAACAACAGCAAGGCAGCGAAGTACGGGCTACGGCCGTACATGGTCGGTGTGAGCCGCGCGAAGGATCTGATCCTTGAAAACCGACTGAAGCTCGAAGGCGACGGGCCGGGCCGCATGCACTGGTATAGCGGCGTGCGCAGCGACTACCTGTCGCAGCTCACGGCGGAGGTCAAGGTGCCGGGGCCGCGTGGCGGTAAGCGCGTGTGGAAGAAGATCAGCCCGCGCAACGAGGCGCTGGACTGCGAAGCGTACGCGCTACACGCGGCCCGCAGCGTGAAAGTGCACCTGATGACCGAGGCGCACTGGCAGGTCGAGCAGCATCGCGCATCGCAGGTTTCCCTGTTCGATGCGGTCCCGGTGCTGGAGGCATTGCCGGCGGCGCTGCCGGCCGAGGTGCCGCCCGATCCGCCGGACGTGCCCGAGATTATCGAGACGCCGCGGCCGCCGCCGCAGGTAGCAAAACCCATCGAAACCCCGCCCCCGAGCGGGGTTTCGCGCATTCAGGGCCGTCGTGTTGGTCGTTCGACGTACCTGAAGCGGCGCTAAACGAGGGAATGGCATGGCATACACAAAGCAGGATCTGCAGAACATCCAGTCTGCAATCGCGAAGGGCGAGCTGGAAGTCCAGTATGCCGACCGGCGCGTGAAATATCGCTCGATCGGCGAGCTGCGCGAGGCACGCACCGAGATCATTCGCGACCTGAACGGCGCGGCCGGGCGTTCGTCGATCGTCCGGATTCGTCACGCCGGCAAGGGGGTGCGATGAAGGGGGGCTTTCCGTCACTCGCGCGGCGCGGATTCGTGGTGCCTACGCGGCTGAAGGCGGCGGCATATGAGTCGGCGAGCACAACGGGCGCACGGGCGAAGTCGTGGCGTGCGTCGAGCGCGGGACCGAACGCAGCGGCGGCGCAAAACCTGCCGCTGCTGCGCTCGCGCGCTCGCGACGCGATTCGCAACGATCCGTGGGCGAAAACGGCGATTGCGCGACTCGTATCGAACACGATCGGCAACGGCATCCAAGCGCACCCGAAGCATCCGAACGCTGCGGTTCGAAAGATGCAAAAGCAACTTTGGGAGGATAGCTGCGAGGAGATCGACGCGGACGAGCTGTTCGACATGGCGGGCGTGCAGACGCTTGCCGCACGGGCGTTTTTCAGTGACGGCGAGGTACTGGTGCGTCGCCAGTTCCGCAGTCCGAGCGAAGGTCTGGCGGTCCCGATGCAGATCCGGCTTCTCGAAGGCGATCTGCTGCCGATGGAGAAGAACGAGATCGTTCCCGGCGGAGGCGAGATCGTCAACGGCGTCGAGTTCGATGCAGACGGTCGACGCGTTGCGTATCACCTGCTGCAGCGTCATCCCGGCGAGTACGGGCGTGCATCGACATCCAACATGCAGACGGTTCGCGTGCCAGCCGACGAGATCGCGCATGTGTTCCTCGCGCTACGGCCCGGCCAGGTGCGCGGCGTTCCCGAGCTGTCGACCGTGCTGCTGCGGCTCAAGTCGCTGGACAACTTCGACGACGCGGTGCTGTTCCGGCAAGAGGTCAGCAACCTTTTTGCCGGATTCATCACGAAGCCGCCCGCCGAGCCGGGCTTTCCGGGAGACCCCGTCACGGGCGGCGAAATGCAGTACGACATCGACGGTTTTTCGCCGGTCGTTTCACTCGAACCGGGGAGCATGCAGGAGCTGGCTCCCGGCGAGGACGTCAAGTTCGCCGAGCCGCCGGGCGCGGGGACCGACTACGGCCCATTCATGCGTCAGCAACTGATGGCCGCTGCGGCGTCGGTCGGCATGCCGTACGAAGTCTTGACCGGCGATCTGCGTGACGTGAGCGATCGCGTGCTGCGGGTGATCTTGAACGAGTTCCGGCGGTCAATCGAGCAGTTCCAGTGGAACGTGTTCATTCATCAGTTTTGCCGGAAGGTCTGGCGCTGGTGGGTCGATGCCTGCGCGCTATCAGGTGCGATGCCGATGGCGGACTACTACCGACGCCGTCGCGACTATCTGCGCGTGCGATGGGTGCCGCAGGGCTGGCCGTATATCCATCCCGTGCAGGACGTCACGGCAAAGCGGATGGAGATCCGGTCCGGGCTGGCGAGCCGGACAGGTGCAGTGCTCTCGCGTGGTGATGATCCCGAGCAGGTCGATCAGGAGAACGCGGACGATCTCGCGCGTGAGCGCCGGCTCGGAATTCGATATGACACGCTCGATCCGATCGACGGGGCGGGCGATCTTTCTAATGGGGATGGCGAATGAAAGGGAAGAAGCGGTGGTGGGACATCCGCGCGCAAGCGAACGCGGCGGGCGGGAACGAAGTCGAGATCCGGATCTACGGCGACATCGGATTTTGGGGCACCGACGCGGAACTGTTCGCGAGGAAGCTGGACGAGGTGGCGGCGACGGCGACGTCGATCGTCCTCGCGATCAACTCGATGGGCGGCGACGTGTTCGATGCGTTCGCGATCTATAACGCGGTGCGTCGGCATAGCGGCAAGGTGACGGGGCGCGTCGATGGTGTCGCCGCATCGGCTGCGTCGCTGATCCTGATGGCATGCGACACGATCGAGATGCCGTCGAACGCGAGGCTGATGATCCACAACCCGAATACGGTTGCGGCCGGCGAGGCGGACGATCTGCGCAAGCTCGCCGATCTGCTGGACAGCACGTCCGACAGCATGTTGGCGGCCTACGTCGAGCGCAGCGGCCGAACTGCAGAGGAAGTCCGCGCCATCATGGATGCCGAGACCTGGCTCACGGCCGCTCAGGCGAAGGAGCAAGGTTTCTGCGACGCGATTGTCGATCCGATCCGGATCGAGGCGTATGCGGGCGCGGCACGGCTCGCCGCACGCTATGCGGCGGTGCCGGCCGAAATCCGCGCCGTGCTGGAGGACGACGGCGAGGTGACGCCCGACCCGACGCCGCATCCGGTGCCGACGCCCACACCTGCGCCGGGGCCGGACGTGTCGGTTCTCGCCGCGCATGTGTACTCCGCGTGCCGCGACGCGCGGATCGAGCACTGCGCGGAAGGCATCGTGCTCGCGACCGGCCTGCGGGATCGCGCGAGCGTCGACGCCGCGATCCGCAACGCGCAGGACATCGCCGGTATTTGTCTGGCCGCGAGTCTGACCGAGCTGACGGCCGGCTTTGTCTCGGACGGCCTGTCGCCCGATCAGGTGCGCGCACGGCTGTTCGAGCGCATGACGGCCTCGCAGAAGCCGATCAACCATCGTGCTGCCCCGGTTGCGTCGCAAGACGCGCCCGTGGTCGCGAATGCGCCGCGCGCGGCGTCCATCTACGCGGCTCGCAAGAGCGGAAAGTAACTTTGACGTAACCCGAGGAGGGGAAAACTCATGTCGAACGTGAAGCAACAAGGGGTGCTGCCGGCCGAATTTCTCGTGTCGGAGGGTAACGGGCAGATCTCACGCGAGCGGATCATCGTGAAGGCAGGTCCGGCGCTGCCGGCCGGGCAGGTGCTCGGCGTGACCAGTACCGGCGAATATGCGCCGTACGACAACGCCGCGAACGACGGTTCCGAAGTCGCCGCAGCGGTGCTCTACGCGGCGCTGGCGGCGTCCGAAGCGCCGCGACCGGCGACGGGTGTCGTCCGGCTCGCGGAAGTCGTTGGCGGGCTGCTCACGGGTCTCGATGCAGCCGGTCGCGGGGATCTCGCCGAGCGACACGTGATCGTCCGCTGATCGCATCACACCCCATTCAAGGCCACGTCGAGAGCGTGGCCTTTTTTGTATCCATTTTCATGTCGGAGGTTGTATGGCGGATATCGCCCTGTTTCAAGACGACGCATTCTCGCTGTCGTCCCTGAGTGCTGCGATCAACGAGCAGCCGTATGTTCCCGGCCGGATCGGCACGCTCGGCCTGTTCGAAGAGGACGGCATCACGACGACGACGATCCAGATCGAGCGCGACGGCGACACGCTCTCGCTTGTTGCAGCGGGCGAGCGCGGTTCGCCGGCCAGTGTCGTCGTCGGCAGCAAGCGCCAGATGATTCCGTTCAATACGGTGCACCTGCCGCAGCGCGCGGTGATCAAGGCGGACGAAATCCAGAATCTGCGCGCGTTCGGTTCCGAGACCGAACTGGAAGCGCTGCAGACCGTCGTGAATCGCCGGCTCGCGAAGATGCGCCGCCAGCTCGACGCGACGCACGAATTCCATCGTATCGGCGCGATCAAGGGCGCAGTGCTCGATGCAGACGGCAAGACGGTGCTGATCGATCTGCTGCAGTACTTCGGTATCGAGCAGACGGTGATCCCGTTCGAGCTGGGCAAGGCCGACACCGAGATCCGCGTGAAGTGCGTCGAGGTGCAAGACGCGATCGAAGATGCGCTGGGCGCAACGACGTACACGGGCGTGCGTGTGCTCTGCGGCCGGGTGTTCTGGAACAAGCTGATTGCCGCAAAAACCGTGAAGGAGACGTACCTCGCGACCGCGATGGCGGCGTCGCTGCGCGGCGATGCTCGCGATGCGTTCGACTTCGGCGGTTGCACGTTCGAGCGCTATCGCGGTCGCGTCGGCGATGTCGGCTATGTAGCGGACGATGAGGCGCACGCGATCCCCGAAGGTGTGCCGGACCTGTTCATCACGCGCTTCGCGCCGGCCGATTACGTTGAGGCCGTCAACACGACGGGCATTCCGTACTACGCGAAGCAGGAGCTGATGGACTTCGGCAAGGGCGTCGAGATCGAGGCACAGTCGAACCCGATCCACCTCTGCACGCGCCCGAAGGCGCTGGTCAAGCTGAAGGCCTGACATGGCGTTCCGGGATCTGATGGCCGACGTCGACACGGCCGTGAAGCGAGACCTGTCGGATGACGTCACGATCGACGGTAAACCGCTGCAGGGCATGTTCAAGGCGCCTTGGCTCGGCCCGGATCTCGGGACGCAACGCACGCAGCTCGTTGCGCCGATCCTCGACATCACGGACGACGATGCGGCACGCGTGCGCGAGGGCAGCATCGTCGAAGCGGGTGGCGAGCGGTTCCGCGTTTTGGAGATGCACCCGACCGGCACGGGCTGGACGATTCTCATTCTGAGGTGACGATGGATCTGCTGAAGATCGAGATCGACGTAAGGGGCGCACTCGAAGCGCTCGCGGGCCTGCCGCCTGCAGCAATGCAGGCGGCATGGCGTCGGACGCTGCGCAAGACCGGTGCATGGATTCGCAGCCAGACGGCGAAAGAGGTCAGCGGCGCGACGGGCATCCAGCAGAAGCTGCTGCGGCAGCGGATGTACTTCTTCATGCGTTCGCTGGACACGGGGAAAGTGTGGCTCGGGTTGAATCCGATCGAGGCGCATCGGCTCGGCGCGGTACGCCGAACGAAGAAGGGGATGCGCGCCGGTAAATCGCTGTTCGAGGGCGCGTGGCGCAAGACCAAGGCGCAGCCGGACGGTGCAATCTACCGACGCACCGGGAAGGCGCGAACGCCGTTCGAGGTGGTGACGGTCGAGTGGGCGCAGACGGGCGATCCGGCATTTAGACGGGCGGCACGCGCGTGCGAGGCGCGGCTGATGACCGTGCTGCGGCAAGAGGTGAACTACGAGATTCAGAAGGCGGCGAATCGTGCTCGATAACCTGAAGCAACTACATGACGGCATCGAGGCTGGCCTGCGTGCGCGCTTGCCGGATCTCGAACGTATCCACGCGTACCCGAAGATTGGCAAGTCGATCGACACTCCGTTCGTCGCGATCGAGCTTGCAGAGCTGGAGCCGGGGCACGATGACGGAACAGGCCGGGTGCCGCTGATCGCGCGCATGCAGGCCCGCGTGATTGTCGACCCGCTGGTGGAGGATGCCGAGGTCCAGGTGCGCGAGCTGTCCGCGCGCGTTCTGCAAACGGTGCACGGGGCGACGTGGGGATTGCCGATGACGCCCGGCAAGCAGGTCGGGTCGGCCGGTGAAGATCCGTTTCGGCCCGAGCTGGATACGTATCTTGTCTGGCTCGTCGAGTGGGTGCACGAGTTCGACCTGGGCGATGCGTACGAGCCGCCGACGAAGGGGCGCGCGGTGTTGTGGGGTGTCGATCCGGAGACGGGGCCGGGGCACGAAGGCCGCTACTGGAATCCGGCGGAACAGGAAACGGGGTGACGTGTGAGCGACTTCGAGCTTGGCGAGATGGATCGCCGTATGGCGTGCCTGACGCAATCCGCGGTCGTTGAGGCAATCACGTATGACCCGCCGCGCGTGAAAGTCCGTGTCGGCGATTGGGTAAGCGACTGGCTCAAATGGCAGGCGGGTGCCGCAGGCAAGGTTCGGCATTGGCGTCCGCCGTCCGTCGACGAAGAGGTCGCCCTGTGGGCACCGTCCGGCGATCTCGCGGGCGCGTTCGTCGCACCCGGCTACTACACGGAGCAGCACGGCGGGGCCGGGCGGTCGAGTCCTGACGAGACTGCGACCGACTTCCCGGACGGCGCATTCGAGCAGTACAACCATGCGAGCCATGAATACGTGCTATCGGTGCCGGCCGGTGGTCGGATCGTGTTCCGCATCGGTGGCACGGAGTTCGAGCTGAAGGCGGACGGCGCAACGCTACGCAGCGCGAAGCTGCTGGCGGATGTTCCTGACTCAACGTTCACAGGGAACACGACGACCGAACAACTGCTGACGTTCAACGGCGGCATGCAGGGCAAGCCGGGCGTGGGTGGCGGTGTCGCGATGAAAATCGCGGGCAATGCCGAATACACCGGCGACGTTGTTGCCGGCGGGAAGTCGCTTACGAAGCACCAACACCGTGAGCAAGGCGACGGCGAGCTGGTTAGCCCGCCAGTGTGAGTGCAGCAAAGTAACTTTTGACCCCGCCCGTGCGGGGTTTTTCGTTTGTGGGAGTGGTTATGGCGAAAGACGCACAGCAAGGCGGGGCTGCGGCTCCCGTGACATTCATCGATACCGAATTCCGCAGCCGCGTGATCGTGTTTCCGGACGGCTCGCACGTTGCCGTGCTGGCTGGCAAAACGGAAGTGACGGAGCCGGAGCACATCGCATATCTCGAATCGCGCGAGTGCTTCAAGCGCATTCCGACGAAGGCGCAGTGATGGTCGCGCTGGTCGGTATGTGCCGCCGTACGGGCCGGCTGATCGGCGGTCTCGATCATCTCGTTCAGAGCATCGCGGACATTCTCGGCACACGCAAGGGAACCCGGCGCGAGCGGCCCGACTACGGCTCGGATCTTCCCGCGATGGTCGACCTGCCCGTCACGCGCGGATGGATCTCGGCCGCGCAGGCCGAAGCTGCACGCGCGATCGGACGGTGGGAACCGCGCATCGCGCTTGAGCGCGTCAACGCGTTGTCTGTCGTGGACGGCAAAGTAACTTTTCGGATCGCCGGGCGCTACAGCGGCGATGACGTTGTATTTGAGGTGACGATATGACCGTGATCGATCTTTCCGCGCTTGATCCGCCGGATCTCGTCGAAACGCTCGACTTCGAGGAGCTGTACCAGCGCAAGCTGGAGCACTTCAAGAGCATCTATCCGGATTGGACGGCAGCGCTCGAATCCGATCCAGTCGTCAAGGTGTTGGAGCTGGCCGCGTACGACGAAGTCGGATATCGGGCGCGAGTCAACGATGCTGGCCGTGCCGTGTTGCTGGCGTACGCGACGGGCGCGGATCTCGAACACCTTGCAGCGCTCTGGAACCTGAAGAAGGAAATCGTCGATCCGGGCGACCCTGAAGCGCATCCGCCGATTCCTGTCACGTACGAGCGCGACGAGCGATTGCGACTGCGTACACAGATGGGGATCGAGCGCGCGTCGACGGCCGGGCCGGCCGGCTCGTATCGATCGCTCGCGATGGACGCGTCGGCGGACGTCGCGGACGTGCGTGTCGACCGTCCTGAGCCGGGTGTCGTGCGCGTGGTCGTGAAGTCAGCTTCGAACGGCGGGATCGCGAGCGCCGCATTGCTCGACACAGTGCGTCGCGCGCTTTCACCGGAAGATCGTCGACCGCTCAACGACACGTTGCTGGTCGTCGCCGCACGGCCGGTCAATTATGCGATCGTCGCCGACGTGTACATCGGTCGCGGGCCTGATCCAGGCGTGGTGCTCGCTGCCCGCAAAGCGGATCTCGATATCGCGATAGCGGCGGGCGAAGCGCTGCGTGTCGGCATGCCGCGATCGGCAATCACCGGGGCGCTGCATCCGAAAGAATCGGGTGTCGTGCGCGTTGATCTGAAGGCCCCGACGATGGATGTTGTCTGCGCGGTTGACGAGTTCGCACGCTGCACGTCGATCGTGCTGAATCCGAAGGTGAGCGATGACGACTGAAGCACTACTGCCGACGAACCAGACGAGTCTGGAGGCGGCTCTCGCGCAGGTGATGCGGCCGAGCGTCGACCCGAACGTGATCCGGACGCTCTGGGATGCGGATCGCTGTCCGGCTGCTTTCCTGCCGTGGCTTGCGTGGTCGCTGGCTGTCGACGGGTGGGAGCTGGCGGAGTCCGACGAGGCTCGCCGCGAGCTGATCAAGTCGTCACTGGCGATCTACCGCAAGAAGGGCACGCCGTGGGCGATTCGCGAAATTGTCCGGCGTCTCGGCTTCGGCGAGGTCGACATTCAGGAGGGGCGGCAGATCAAGCGGCGCGACGGTTCGGTTAAGCGTGACGGCCGGTATCTCCATGGCGGCTCGACGGCGTGGGCCGAATACATCGTCAAGCTGCGGCGGCCGGTGACACGCGATCAGGGCGAGAACCTGAAGCGCGCAATCGAGCGTTACGCGCCGGCTCGTAGCCGGCTTGCGTGGCTGGACTTTTCTGAGGTTGCGATCCGACATAACGGTGTCGCGACACGCAATGGTCAATTTACGCGAGGGGTGATCGGTACATGGCCAATCTGAAAGAAGAAAGCAAGTGGGAAGAGGGCGTTTATCAGTTCGAGACGTCGGACCCCGTGCAAGGCGGCCCGGACGGAGTCGACAACATCCCGACAAAGCAACTTGCGAATCGCACGCGACATCTGAAGGACCGGGCGGACGCAAACGACAAGCGGGTCGACGCGATCGGCAAGCAGGTCGATTCTCTCGGCACCGACAAGCTGCCGATTGCTGGTGGCACGATGAAGGGCGTGCTGAAAGCGAAGATCGGAGCCATCACGCCCAATAACGCGAACAACTCCGGCTACGGATTCGATAATGATCCGGATACCGGAATGTTCTCACCCCGAGACGGCTATCTGCAGATCGGGTCGCAGGGTATATCGCACCTGGAGATTCAGTGGGACAACTGCTTCATCGGCCCTGCAACCGGGAGTGGTTTGCTGGCCTTGATTTCAGGTGGAGCGGAGCGGATGCGTCTCACTCCTCAAGGGCGCGTGCTGATCGGAACAACGGCCGACAACGGGCGGGATGGGCTGCAGGTCGCGTACCGGGCGCAGTTCTCGGGCGGTGTTCGCTCTTCGGGGATGGACCTTGATGGCGCTTCGGGCGGGCAATACCGAGCAACGTCGGCGAACTACGGCGTCATGCTGCGCAACGACGACCGTGACTGCTACTTTCTCCAGACGAAGAAGGGCGATCCGCTCGGAGCGTGGAATGACTTCCGGCCTATCTTGTGGAATCTCGAAAGCGGCTTTTTGAAGCTCGATGCCACGGGTTGCGGGACTTATTTCGGTGGATCGGTCGAAATGAACGGCGATCTCACACTGAGACCTGCATGGGGAGAGGGCCGGCTTCGCTGTGGTGCCACGGACGGATACTTTTACGCGAATGCAGAGAATGCTGGCTTTTACTCGGCAACGAAAGGCTCGTTTCAGTACTTCTACGGTAATCGAACATTTCGTATCGACGGAGCACCGGTCTATCACACGGGCAATCTGACGCCGCTTGATTTGAATAACGGCGGGACGCTCAAAGGGGCACTTTCGCTTGCTGCTGGTGCGCGGATTTTTCTCTCTGAGGGATCGCCACAATTCCCGTCGTTGGTTTTCAGCGAATACGGTTCTGACACTGGGCTGTATCACGCTGCGGACGGTGCGTTCGGCGTGACGTGTGACGGTAAGGTCACTGTCCGATTTACCGCCGACAAGGGCACGATCTTCGATCGTCCGGTTCAGGTTCCGACGCCGGCCGCGGGCGACCGATCGAACAATGCGGCGTCAACGGCGTTCGTCGTCGATGCGATCGCATCGGCGTCGATCGGCCAGATCATCTTCGAGGTTCGGAACAGCGTTCGGGCTGGCTGCCTGAAGCTCGACGGCACTCTGCTCAAGCGTGCTGACTATCCGCAGCTTTGGGCGTACGCGCAAGCAAGCGGTGCGCTCGCAACGGAAAAGGATTGGGCCGCCGGTTGGTGGGGGTGCTTTTCCACTGGCGACGGTGAGACGACGTTCCGAATCCCCGAGTTTCGTGGCGAAGGCATCCGATGCGCAGACGGCGGGCGTGGAGCTGATGCCGGTCGAGGTGTTGGTTCTTGGCAGGATAGTCAGAATCGCTCACATGCGCACGGCGCGTCGGCGCAAGCTGTCGGCGATCACGTGCACGGCGCGTGGACCGACTCGCGAGGCTGGCACGGACACCACGGTTGGACGGCAGGCGCGGGTGGACACAACCACAACAACGGCGAGTTCAGCCGCTTGTTGCGCCCGCCTTACAACGGGTCACTGACGGGATCGGACCAGTCGGGCAGCGGTTCTGAACAGGCAGTCGGTGTGGGCGATTCCGCAGATATCGCTTGGGTTGGCGATCACGCACACGAATTCAATACCGAGGGTGCAGGGACGCACGAGCACGCTGTCGGCATTGGCGGGGCCGGCGGGCATACGCACGTGGTCAGCGTGGCGGCTGACGGCGGGACGGAAGCGCGGATGCGCAACATCGCCGTGCTCGCGATGATCCGCGCATATTAATTCGAGAGGTAACGCATGCTTTGCAATCAATACGACAGTTTGACGGGGCAGTACATCGTGAGCTTTCTGGCCGATATCGATCCGATGAATTCGAGCCGCTTTCTGGTTCCAGCATTCTGTACGCTCGAACCGCTGCCCGAGCGTGCCCCGCGCACCTGGCCGTTCTGGCGCAACGAAAAATGGGAGATGCTGCCCGACTATCGCGGCGTGCGTCTCTACCGAACGGAGTCCGGCGCGGCGGCGGAGATTACGGTCGCAGGGGTGACGCCGGATGAAGCGGGATTGACCGAAAAACCCCGTCCGTCCGATACACATGTCTGGCGGGACGGGGCATGGGTCGTCGACGAGAAGATCGTCGCAGACAAGGCGCGTGAAGCGGCAATGAATGACTTCTTCGTGCGGCTGGAAAATGCCCGCCAACAGAATCGCGGCAAATCGGACGCGCGGATGACGGGGCGGTTGACGGATCTCGAAGAAGCGACGTTCGACGCGTGGGCCGACTATCAGATCGCGCTGGTGCGTGTCGTCGAGTCGCCTACTTTCCCCGCGAAGATCGCGTGGCCGGCCGAGCCTGATCCGGTCGCGATTCTCGCGAAGGTCGAGGCAGCGCGAGCAGAGAAAGCGGCTCGCGAAGCCGAGGAGGCGAAACAACGGGCGGCTGCTGAGAAGCAGGCCGAAGCGGATCGCGTGGCAGCCGAGGCGGAAATGCAGCGGCGAGCTGAGGCGACTGCGACGCCCGACTCGGGTGCCGAGCCGGACCAGCCGAAGGCATCCGACACGCTCGCCAAAAAGTAACTTTGCCGACGCCGCTCGTCTGGTTGGCGTCGTTTCGTTTCAAGCCGCTCCGACGAGCGGCTTTTTTTATTTCCGGAGATCCGCATGGCAGCGACTTCCTTTTTTCACGGCATCACGACGACGATCGTCGACAGCGGCCCGCGCACGATCGCCGTGCCGTCGTCGTCGGTTGTTGGTATGACCGACACGTACACACCCGGCCCCGATCTGGCGCCGCCGAACGTTCCTGTGCAACTGACGAGCTACGGCGAGGCGGTCCGGGCGTTCGGCGAAAACAGTGCGATTGCACGGGCGGCTCGCGCCGTCTACGCGCAGAGCAGCGCGATCGTGATCGCGGTGGGCGTGCCGGCGTCGGCCGATGCGGCGGAGCTTACGTCGGCGATCATCGGCGGTGTGTCGGCCGGCGGTGCGCGCACGGGCATGCAGGCATTGCTCGATGCGAAGTCGCGATTCAACACGCAGCCGCGACTGCTGATCGCACCTGGGCACTCGTCGAAGCAACCTGTCGCAACGGCAGCGGATTCTCTCGCCGGCAAGCTGCGTGCCGTGGCGGTGATCGACGGCCCGAACCTCGACGACGAGGCCGCAATCGCGTACGCGAAGAATTTCGGCAGCAAGCGCCTGTACATGGTCGACCCCGGCGCGAAGGCGTGGGACAACGCGACAAACGGCGAGATCTCGCTTCCGGCGTCGGCGTACGCGGCCGGGTTGTTCTGTCAGACCGACGCGAAGATTGGTTTCTGGGCGTCGCCGTCGAACAAGGAAATCGTTGAGATCACGGGCACGGGTCGACCGATCGAATACCTCGACGGCGACGAGACCTGCCGCGCGAACCTGCTCAACAACGCGAACATCACGACGATCATTCGCGACGGCGGGTTCCGCCTGTGGGGGAACCGCACGCTGTCGGCCGATCCGAAGTGGAAGTTCATCACGCGTGTGCGCACGCTCGACATCGTCATGGATGCGGTGCAGGCCGGGCACAAGTGGGCGGTCGATCGCGGCATCACGGCGACGTACGTCAGCGACGTGACCGAAGGGCTGCACGCGTTCATGCGTGACCTGAAGCGTCAGGGCGCAGTGATCAACTTCGAGGTCTATCCGGACCCGCTGCTGAACACGGCGAGCCAGCTCGAAGACGGCAAGGTGTACTGGAACATCCGGTTTACGGATGTTCCGCCGGCCGAAAACCCGATTTTCCGCTTCGAGGTCACGAACCAGTGGCTGACCGAAGTGCTGGATAACCAGATCTAAGGGAGGGACGATGATTCCGGAAACTCTGTACAACTGCAACGCGCACGTCGACGGCCGCGGATACGCTGGCCGCGCGACGAGCATGACGCCGCCGAAGCTGAAGATCAAGACGGACGACTTCCGCGCGGGCGGGATGGATGCGACGATCAAGGTGGATCAGGGCATGGAAGCGCTCGACGCATCGTTCGCTATGTCGACGATGGAATACGAGGTGCTGCGCTTCTTCGGTCTGGTGGATCAGGGGGCGTTCAACGCCGTCTTTCGCGCGGTCTTCATGGATCGCAACGGGAAGACAAAAAACGCCGCCGTGTATCTGCGCGGCATGTTGCATGAGATCGATCCGGGCGACTGGAAGCCGGGCGACAAGTACGAGGCGAAGTTCTCGGTGTCGTGCGACTACTACAAGCTCGAAGTCGCAGGCGCGATCGTGCACGAGATCGATATTCTCGCGTGCAAGCGCGTGATCAACGGTGTGGATCAACTCGCCGAAGTTCGTAAGGGACTCGGCATGTAAACGCCTCGCGTTCGTCATTCGACGGACACGCAGCAAAGCTACTTTATTCAATCAATGGCGAGCCGGCGGCTCGCTATTTTTCATTTCAGGAATCGCAATGGAAAAGGTCACGGTCCCGCTCGTCTATCCGATCAAACTCAACGGCGTTGAATGCGACAAATTTACGATGCGCCGGCCGAAGGTGCGCGACATGCGCGGTGCGCAGAAGCTCGCGCCGAACGACACCGAACAACAGGAGCTGATCCTGTTCGCGACGCTGGCCGACGTCGGCCCGGACGACATCGAAGAGATGGACATGGCCGATTACGAACGCGTGCAGGACGCCTACTACTCCTTTCGATCCGTACGCGAAGCTGGACCGAAAGACGCTCAAGGCACTGGCGAATCGGCTGGTGCGTGAATACGGCATGTCGCCGACGTCGATCGACGAGATGACGGTCGACGACATGCTCTGGTGGTTGACGGATTGAGGGGGCCGGGATGGCGAAAGACTTAGCGCTTGGCATCGTGATCGGCGGGGCCGTCTCGGCGACGTTCGGTAAGGCGATCACCGACACGTCGTCGAAGATCGACGCGATGAAGAAGCGGGCGAACGACTCGCGGCTCTGGCAGCGCCAGATCGGCGAGACGATGCGCCTACAGGACGAGTTCCGCCGGTTGCATCTGGCGGGCGACAGCGCGGCGGATGGCATCCGCCGCAAGCTCGACAGCAATCTGAAATCGCTGCGAGACGCCGGCATCGAGGTCGGCCGGCTCGATCGCGCGTATGCGCAGCTCGGGCGAACTGCGCGCGGGCTGGATCTGAAGGTGGCCGGCCGCGAGCGGCTGGCGGCCGGGCAAGAGGCCGGTCGCGGCGTGATCGGCGATGCGATGAAGCTGACGGCGGCCGTCGCGGTGCCGGCGACGATCTCGGCGAACTATCAGGCGATCATCCGCGACATCGCGATCAAGGCCGGCATCGCGCGCACGCAGGAAGAAGCCGCGATGGGGGCGCGGATCAGGCGTGACGCCGGGGCGAACGGCATCGGCCGCAACGAGCTGGCCGACGCCGTCAACCAGATGGTCGCGGGCGGCATGGATCTGGATCGCGCGCTCAACTTCGCGCCGCTGGTTGCGCAGTTTTCGATCGGCCAAGGGGCGACGACGGTCGAGACCGCGAAGATGATCCAAGCGCTGCAGCAGAACGCGGAGATCGTCGACCCGAAACAGATGTCGAAGGCGCTCGAAGCGATCGCGTATCTCGGCAAGGAAGGGTCGTTCGAGTCCGTCGATATGGCTCGGTGGTTCCCGGTGCTGCTCGCCGAGATGAAGAAGATCGGCATCACGGGGCAGGACTCGGTGACGCAGCTCGGGGCGATGCTCCAGGTGCAGATGAAGACTGCCGGCAGCTCGGACGAAGCCGCGAACAATCTGAAAAACTGGTTTTCGAAGATCGGCTCGGGCGAGACCGAACGCAACTATGCGAAGGCCGGTGTCGACTATCAGGCCAAGATGCGCGAGGCGATCGGCAAGGGCTGGTCGACGCTCGAAGCATCGTTCGTGCTCGCCCGTGCGTACATCGAGCGTGTCGACCCCGCCAAGGCGAAGCAGCTCGCGGCTGCGGCGAAGCAGTTCAATTCGGAGATGGACCCCGCCAAGCGCCAGACGCAGATGGCTGCGTTCGCCGAGACGATGAAGACCGGCGACCTGTTCAACGACATGCAGGTCAAGGCGGCGCTGACGGCGTACATGCAGAACGCCGAGCTGTATTCGAACCTGAAGCGCAACGCGCAGCAGGCGAGCGGCGAGATCCAGAAGGATCTGGAAGCGCGTCGGGAGACGTCCAAACAGATCTGGAGCGAGGTCGGGCAGCGATGGGACGACGCGATGCGCAGCATTGGCGACGCGTTGCGACCGATCACGGATCGGATCGGCGAGGGGGCGAAGGGACTCGGGAGCGGCATCCAGTCCGTCGCTGACGCTGCACCGAAGGCGACCGCAGCCGTTGTCGGTATCGCGGGCGCGGCGCTCGCGTTCCGTGGTGCAAAGGCGCTTTGGAGCATCGGGCGCGGCGCGTTCGACATCGCGCGCGGGACGCTGATGGCCCGTGGCGGTCGCTCGACGGGCGGACGTGCCGGTGCTGCAGGTGGGGTTGTCGGGCGAGCGTTGGACGCACTCGGCGGAGCGGCCGGTGCCGCTGGTGGCGTGCAGCGCGTGTTCGTCGTGAACATGCCCGGCGGCGGCATCGGAGGAGGCGGGCTGGGCGATCTGATGGGCGGTGGTCGAGCAGGTCGAGCGGCTCGACGGGCTGCAGCGATGGGTGGCCGTCTCGGGAGGGTCGGGCGGATACTGAACGCGGGGCGTGCGCTCTTCGGGCGGGTCGCGCCGTGGGCGGGGAAGCTGGCCGTCGCGGGGACCGTGCTGAAGTTCGGCCTTGCGGCTCGCGAAGCGTACGCCGTCGCGTCGAGCACCGATACGAACGAGCGGAAGGCCACACGGTTCGCTGGCATCGCCGGCAGTCTCGCGGGTGGCGTGATCGGCGCGAAGGTGGGCGCGACGATCGGTGCGCTCGGCGGGCCGATCGGTTCGGCCGTCGTCGGCGTGATTGGTGGGGCACTCGGAACGTTCGTCGGCGACAAGGCATTGAGCGCCGTCGCGAGCAAGTTTCTGGGCCGGAAGGCCGACGAGACGCCCGCGAACGCTGAAGCGGTCGCCAAGGCGGCGAAGGCTGCTGAGAGTCCGGCGGCAGATGCCCGGTTCGGGCCGCGTATTGACCAGGAGAACACGTTCGCGCCGGTCTTCAACGTGAAGATCGAAGCGAGCGATACCGAGATGGCGAACAAGTTCCTTGCGCAGGTCAGTCCGCAGTTGACGCGGATGATGGAGGAGCAGCAACGCAAGGCGAACAGTCGAACGGCGATGTTCGACGCGCCGCATATGTAAGGGAGGCACTATGGATGTGATTCGACAGATCACGGGGGCCGCGACGCAGGCGGGAATCGCGACGGAGCGCGTGCGGCAGATGGTTCGCATCTTCGATCGCAATCGTGCGGCGAGCATGGCGACGGTCGACGTGCTGCAGCGTCTCGCGACCGGCAATCTCAGCAGCGCGGCCGAGCTGCTGACAGGCGCGACGAGCGCGCTGTCGGTGGCGTCGGATCTGTTTCCGCAGGTCGGCGCGGTCATGCGCAGCTTCAACGCGACGCAGGCGTCGATCGGCTCGATTTTGAAGGCCGTCGACGGATCGAATTTCCCCCTTGTGCGGGCTGCCGCTGACAGCGTCAAGTCTGCATTGGGCGGGGCATGGAATCAGTTCAACGCGGCGGTCGGTCTGAAGGACTCGGCGGTGATGGATGTGATCAAGTCGACGGGCGTCGGCTCGATGCTGTCGGGGCTGGTCGACGGGGCGTCGTCGAGCACGCCGCACCTGATGACGATGACGACGGATGCAGGCGACGCGTTCCACTTCAACCTGTCGACGGCAGCTCACGACAAGCTACGACGCGCGACACGGTATCGCGTCGCGTCTCAGGAGCGGCTGAATCGTCAGGAGGCGCTGCAGCCGGTCAGCGAGGGGGGCGAGACGATCACGCTGTCGGGCGTCGTCTTCCCGTCGCTCGGTGCCGGCACGAAGCAGATCACCCGGCTGCGTGCGATCGGCGGCCGGATGAAGCCCGTGCAGCTCACGACGGGCGACGGCGAAGTGCTTGGTCGCTGGCTGTTGCAGGCGATTGAGGAGGAGCAGGACGCACTGCTCGCGGATGGCTTGCCGCGCAAGCAAACTTTTTCGGTGGAGTTCGGCCGCTATGGCGAAGACTTTAAGAACGTCTGACGGCGACGTGCTCGACACGCTCTGCTATCGGTACTACGGGACGCTGCAGGGCACCGTCGAGGCCGTCTACGACGCGAATCCGGGGCTGGCGAATCGACCGCAGCCGTTTCCGGCCGGCGTCGAGATCCTGATGCCGGATCTCGATGCGCCGCGTGTCGAGTCGGTCCAGCTCTGGACATAGCGAGGGGCGATGGAAGCGATTTTTCAGGTGGTCGCGAACGGCTCGGACGTGACGAAGGTGATGCAGGACCGCGTGCTGGAGATCCGGGCGATCGACAAACCCGGTCTTGACGCCGACGAGTGCACGATCACGCTCGACGATCGCGACGGCCGCATCGAATTCCCGCCGAAGGGCGCGACGTTGAAGGTGTCGATCGGATGGGAGGGGCAGGGTCTGTCGATGCTCGGCGAGTACGCCGTCGACGAGGTCGGACTGCGCGGCCCGCCGGCCAGCGTCGTGATTCGGGGCAAGCCCGCGAACATGCGCGCGACGTCGAAGACGCAGCGATACGGTAGCTGGTCGAACGCGAAGCTGGCCGACATCGTCGGCGACGTCGCGCGTCGTAACAAGTGGTCGGCCGCGTGCGACGTCGACGTCGTTGTGCCGCGTATCGACCAGTTCGGCGAGAGCGATTTGCACTTCATCACGCGCGTAGCTCGGCAGTATGGTGCGACGGCGACGGTCAAGGCCGGCAAGCTGATCGTTCTGCCGCGCGGGGGAGGCAAGAGCGCGAGCGGCAAGCCGCTGCCGATCGTCACGCTCACGCCGGGCGATCTGCTCGATTACGACATCAACTTCCCGGATCGCGCGAGCTTCGCGGCCGTGCGTACGAAGGTGCACGACCGCAAGACGGGGAAGAAGATCGACCTGACGATCCCGAATCCGGACGCCCCGCCAGGTGCGTCCGCGGTGCACACGGAGCGGCACGCGTTCGCCAGTCCGGAGGCGGCGAAGGCCGGTGCGACGTCGCGCATGGCGACGCTCAACCGGCACACGTCGACGAGCCGGCTGACGATGCGCGGCCGCGCCGATCTGTCGGCCGAGAAGACCATTGCGCTGAAGGGGTTCAAGACCGGCGTGGACGGCGAATTTCTGATCGAGTCGGTCGAGCACACGTTCGCATCGCGCGGGTGGATCACGGTCGTCACCTTGAACGGAGGGAACAAGGGGAAAGCGAAGGTCGGGCATAAGAAGAAGTCGGGCAAGAAAATCAATCTGGTAGTGCCGGCGCCTTCGTAGGCGTCTACGCAAGCGTCGATATCGGCAGCCGCTTCGAGGCAACTCGGGCGGCTTTTTTATTTTCAGCGGGGGTTTGATGGGTGATGAAAAGCAGGAGGGGCTGGCCGTCCAGATCGCGACGTTGACGCAACAGATGCGCGCCGTCGCGGCGAGTGTCGAGGACATCAAGCGATCGGTGCAACCGTTCGCGGATCTCGACAGGCGGCTCGCGGAGATGGCGGTGCGTGCGGAGACGACGCGAGAGGACATCGGGCTGCTGTGGAGCCGGTCGCGGGCGGAGGAGCGCGCTCGCGCCGAGCTGGCCGATGAGATCGCCGACGTCGATCGCAAGGTCGACGCGATGAAGAACAAGGCAACGGGCGCGATGTGGGTGCTCGGTGTCTGTCTCGGTGTGGTGCAGACGTTTCTGGTCGGGTCGATCGTCTGGGTCTTCACGCACATCAACGAGGGGGATGCGCTCAACCGTCTGCAGCAGCAGCGCATCGATTTACTGGAACAGGCGGTGAGCCGGGGAGGGAAGCAATGAACGTAACTGCGAAGATCGACGCGCTGATCGGGCGCGAAGGCGGGTTCTCGAACGATCCGAACGATCGCGGCAACTGGTATCTCGGGAAGCTGGAAGGAACCATGTGGGGGGTGACGGCCGCCGAAGCGCGTGCGTACGGATACATGGGGCCGATGAAGGACATGCCGCGCTCGACGGCCGTCGCGATCTACGAGTCGCGGTACTGGCGGCGACCGAAGTTCGACCAGGTCGACGCGATCTCGTCGACGCTCGCGGAAAAGCTGTTCGACATCGGCGTGAACACGGGGCCGCCGACCGGCATCAAGTTCATGCAGCGGGCGCTGAACGTGCTGAACCAGAACGAAAAGACGTTCCCGGATATCTCGGTCGACGGCGGCATCGGCCCGATGACCATCACGGCGCTGAAGGCATTCCTGCAGCAGCGTGGGGCGGACGGGCATCGCGTGCTGTACGGCATGATCGCCGCGCAGCAGTCCGTGTTCTATATCGAGTCTGCCGAGCGCCGGCCGGAGAACGAAAAGTTCGAGTACGGCTGGCAGCTCAACCGCGCGCTGGGGGTGTGACGATGCTGGATATTCTGAAGACTGTTGCGCCGTGGCTCGTGACGGCGCTGACCGGCGGTGTGCCCGGTATCGCGGCGATGGCCGCGTCGACTATCGCGGACAAGCTCGGCTTCGGTGACGGTTCGGTGGACGCCGTGAAGGCGGCGCTGGCCGGCCAGTCGGTGACGCCCGAGCAACTGCTCGCGTTGAAGCAGGCCGACGCGGACTTCGAGCTGAAGATGCGGCAGGCCGGCTTCGCGCACTCGGAAAGCATGGCGGGCATTCAGGTGCAGGCCGACAAGGTCGCGGCGGATGATCGCGCGAGCGCTCGCCAATACGCTGCGGCTGAACACGACCATACGGCGCGGAATCTCGCCTACATGTACACGCTGGCGTTGTTCGTCGTGATCGGGCTGGAGTTCTATCTGGCGATCGGCGCGATCGTGATGCCAGACGTCGTGAAGAGCACGCTCGACACGCTGCTCGGCGTGCTGATCACGATGGTGATCGGCTCGAAGGAGTATTTCTTCGGGTCGTCGTCGCGGGCTGACAAGCAGGCGGACCGCATCACGCAGTTCGCCGTGTCGCCGGACATCACCGTGACGGGCGGGCCGGTCGATCCGAAGGTGATCGCATCGGTTCCGATCGAGCATCGGACGCCGTGATGCGCTGAAGAAACAGGGCACGCCGGATCGAGCTGGAGAGCCCCGCGTTCCGGCTGCTGATTCGAGAATCAGCCAAAGCCCTGACCGTCATCGCGAGTGCCATCGCTCTGGCGAGCGGCATTTTACACAAACATACGAAGAAACAGGGCGACCGGACGAATGTTGGAGCATTCGTCCGGTCACCTTTCCACTGTCTGCGCCAGTGAATCAGCCAAGGCCCTGCTACCTACCGGTAGGCGGGCCGGATTCTACACCAAGTTTTAAAACGGCTTTCACAATGGCAAATCCCATCATTCCTTGGATCGGCGGCAAGCGCCGTTTGGCCGATCACCTGATCCCGCGTTTCCCGGCGCACGACTGCTATGTCGAAGTGTTCGCGGGCGGGGCCGCGCTGTACTTCATGCGTCCACCGGCGAAGGTCGAGGTCGTCAACGATATCAACGGAGAGTTGATCAATCTGTATCGTGTCGTGCAGCATCACGTCGACGAGTTCGTGCGGCAGTTCAATTGGGCGTTTACGAGTCGAGAACTGTTCGGCTGGTTGAAACAGACGATCCCGGAAACGCTCACCGATATTCAGCGTGCTGCACGCTTCTACTATCTGCAGAAAAGTTGCTTTGGCGGGAAGCTCGAAGGGCAAACATTCGGATCGAAGACGCTGGCCGCACCGGGATTGAATCCCATTCGTCTCAAGGAGGAGATGTCCGTCGCGCATCAGCGGTTGGCGAACGCTTTCATCGAGCGCTTGGACTGGGCTGCGTGCATCGACCGATACGATCGGCCGCACACGCTCTTCTATCTCGATCCGCCGTACTACGAGACGCAGGGGTATGGTGTACCGTTCCCGTTCGCCGAGTATGAAAAGATGGCCGAGCGATTGCGCCGCCTGAAAGGTCGCGCGATTGTGAGCCTCAACGATCACCCCGACATTCGGCGTGTATTCGAAGGGTTCTACATCGAGACCTTGCCGATTCAGTATACGGTCGGGGTCGAGGCGGTCGACCGCAACGAGCTAATCATTTTCAGTTGGGACGACGCGGCGCAGCCGGTCGGTCTGTTCTAACGGATGGCTCGCTCGCAGGACCGTTCCTGCGACGTACCCCGCAATTCTGCGGGGTTTAGGGCGGGGGCGCGTTGGCTAAATGTCACATTTGGTCAAGTAGCCCACCGACTCTCGACAACCGCCTCTTACTCGGGTAATAGTCGGGTCATTAGAAACAGAGAGGGCCTGTATGTGAAGCGGAACTATCTCCGTGTCGGCGACCATTCGACCAGCGGCGGGGTGGTCGTCGAGAGCATTCCGACCATGAGTTGCCAAGGCGTCGGACTTACCTACGTAGGTGCCAAAGTAACTTGTCCAGCGTGCAAGCGAGTCGGCGTCATCGTTGCAGATGGGCCGCGTTGGCCGGGTAATCTGATGGGGCACCAAGCTGCGCTTGAAGGCGATAAGGTCGCGTGCGGATGCAGTCCACTCCCGACCATGATCGCGTCGCAGTCTGAAATGTTTCAGTCCTTCGAATCAGATGCGCTCGTCAGTATGGGTTTCTCTGCTACAGGAGGCCCGGTCGCGCTCGAACTCGCTGCCCCGAAGCCATCGCAGGGGTTCTGTCTCTCATGCATGGTAGCTGCTGCCAAGAATGCGGCTGCGATGATCGTTCGCGGGTGAGCGGCGATGAGCATTCAAGATATCTATTCAGCGGTGCAAGAGCGGGCGAGCCTTCCGGTTCGTCTGTTCGCGCTTGTGGATGGTCTGTTGTATTCGGAGTTGGGCGGTTCCGGGCCGCGCAGAATGCGGGACTCGGCAATGGCGCTGCTTGATGCAACGCCAGACGCCTCGCTTGCCGACGCTGGCCCGTGGCTATTCGACTTCGGGGCTGTCGACGGCGATTGCCGGCGCGTGATCGGGGAGTTAGCGCAGAGCGAGTATGGAGTGAACTGGATCATCAGCGCGTATGGGCCGAACCAGCTCGCGGCGGAGCTTCGGGAGAGATTGGACGGTACGCTTCCGGATGGTCGATCGGTGATGCTTCGCTACTACGATGCGCGCGTGATGCGGCATTTCGCGCCGGCACTCAGCTCGACCGAGCTGACGATATTCTTTTCCCCGACGTTCGATTGGCTGATCGAAATCGACGGACAGCTCTTCAGGGCGCACCCTTATGCCGCTTAATCTCACCCCTGCGCACCTGTCGGCACTCGCCGAAGGTGAAGCCCGCAATTTCGTCGACGGCGTGCGGCGTGATCTGATCAAGGCCGACCCCACTCTCGGGCAGGACATTGACCTTCACTATCGTCTGTGGGACGCGTATCGAGCAGCGCGCACGCTCGGCATTCAACAAAGCGATCATCTCGTCCAGTTCCTGAAGATCGAAGCGTACTCGCCGAGCTTCTATGACAAGCCTGCGACGTGGGCTTGGCTGACGAAACCCGGTCGCGACGCTGATGAGCGTTTCCAAGTCTACGTCCAAGAGATTACTTGGCGGTCACAACATCCCGATAGCTTGAAAGGAGTCCCGCATGGCGGCACCGTTAATCCCCCTAGTGACAGCAGCGGCGGCGGAAGCAGGGCCGGCATTGTCGGCTATTGGAAGCGTATTACTGGGGGGCGCGGCAGTAGCGGGGATCGGTAGTCTGCGGGGCGACGTTAGCAAGATGGACGAGCAGGCGAAGGCAAAGACGGAGTCGCGGACAATGTCCGATTCCACCGCGCCGTGCAAGAAGTGCCCGCCCGAGCAGACAGGAAAACTTGTGCGGAGTCGGCACGGCGTGAGCTGGCCCGCGTACCGATATCAGGCGCGAGTAACCGGCTTCGCGTTCGATACGGAGAACTGCCTGTGGAGCGACGAGTGGGAGTGGCTTGGAATCGATTTTGACGGATTTAAGCCGCAAGAGTGCTTGTTGCAAGAGGCGAAGGGGAACTACGACCAGTTCCTTGATGGATCTATTCCGAAGTCCGAACAGTTCTTCAAGGGCTTTCGTCACATGCGCGATCAGGCGATCAAGCGTGCGATGCGCGTCAAGGCGAATCCGCCAACGCGGCTAAGGTACTATTTCCAAGGGCCGCTGACCTATAAGCGAATGGCGGTATGGTTCAAGACGATGTCGATTGAGTCGGAGTATTTTCCGTAACTTCCTACCATCATGAAAATTGATTCCTTCATCAAGGCCGGCGGGATCGAGGTGTTTGCGTTCGCGCAAACGCTCGCGAAGGTCGGTGCGATTGTTGATGTAATGGCGGCCGCGGCTCCGGATCTGGCGCGTCCGAAGTGGCGTATGCAGGGCGATACGCTTGAAGAGGCGCAGGCCGGCGAAGTGTATGCGGCCGATGGCCAGCCTAGTAGCGCGGCGGTAACGGCGCTGGAGAATGAATACCGAGGCGAGGAGACGTCGTCGCTCGGGATATGGGACGGCAGCGCCGACGAGTCCATCGGTGCATCGGTCGAGGTCTTCGCGTGTGGTGGCCATTTCCCTGACACGGTTTCGATTGGTGCTCGCGGCGCGTTCATCGAACACAAAGACACTGTGGCGAGTATTGTGGTCAAGACCGCACAGGAGTTTTTGCCGGCAGTGATCTCGGCCGCGCCTGACGACTACTCGGAGACGCAGGCATTTCCGGATCGCCCCGGTGTCGGTTGGATGATCTATCTGCCCGTGGAGCTGACCGTTCAACAGATCCCGGAAGCGCAGGAGATCGTTCCCGTGTTGTCGGCAGATCGGAAGAAGCGACTCGGGACGATCCTTGTCAGCATCAAGGATGAGGTGTTCTCGGTCGGCAATAAGGAGCACCTGGCCGTGGCGCACAATATCGAGGCGCGACTCATTTCGATGGACCTTCTGCCGCTTCTTGCCGAGATTTGAGGGCGGCGGCTACCGGCCGTGCGGCCGGCTTCAGTCGAAGCGAGCGCCGTCGATTATGCGGCGGAGCTGGTCGAGCGCGAACGAATCGGGATAGCCGTTCTTCTTCAGCTCCAGCTCGGCCGCGCAGACCATTTTCTCCATGAGGCGCAGCGTGCGGCGGACGTGCACAACTTCCAGCACGAAACGCTGTTCGAGCGTCGGTAGCTTGTTTTTCTTGAACGGGGTCGCGCTCCACGCGTCGCGTAGCTCGGCCCAAGTCAGCCGCTGAAACTCCGGCAGTTTTGTCGCCTTGTCTGAGCCCGGATCTGGCTCGTCGGGTGCGGCGTACAGCCTGCATTTCATCTCTTCGCGCGCACGCCACTCGTCAGAGAACGGCGCGACCGGCGCACGTGTGTTGCTCACTCTGCCGCCTCGCGCAATCTCCTTGTCGATCTTGTTCGCCAAGCGCCGCAGCGGGGCCGCGTACTTCAACGTGTCGGCTTGCTCAAGGTACGCGATCATGCGCGTGGCGTCGCGCGTAATCGAACCCATCTCGCTCAGGGTGATCCGGAGGTGCAGCACCTCCAGAATCAGGCGATGAACCTCGGCGTACGTGCACGTACTCCACCACTTCGACAGTTCGTCGACGCGGGGTGGGCTAAATGGGGGCAATATCATGATGCACAGGCAATACTGTATGGATATACAGTTTATCTTGTGCCAAGATGGTGCCGTCAAGTCCTAAAAATAGGGATCGACAAGCGGCGCAGTAAGATCAGAAGAGGGAGGCTACCGGACGGAGGGTGATATGTCGCGACCCATGACAGCTGTGCAAAAGGCGTTCGTCGAGCTGTGTATTGCAGACGCCAAATACAATATCGTAAGCCTCATGGAACTCACCGTCATAGGGTACGAAGCGCGGTCCTACAACGATCTAGGCAAGAGTGTCGTCATGGGGAAATATGGCTTCTGCGAGCATCAGGTGATGCTAGGTCGGGACTTGTTTCCCGATGCGCCGGGCCAGCCCGAAGGCGCCGGGTTCGATGAGATCTATTACGACATCATCTGCACCGCACTGGACGAGTGGCTGAGCGGCCCGGTTATTCCGCCCGACCAGATTCAGTCGCCCCCCAAGCTGGGCTATGACTAGCCGGACACTAACATCTCGAACGAAGAGGGGAGGTGACGCGTGTGCACAAACTACAAAGCGCCCGACGAAGATCCGGGCATCAACGAGCTGAAGATCGGCATCGGTGACTTGTTTCGCCGCGAACCGTGGGACGTCGATGTCTGGCCCGACTATCGTGCGCCGGTCATCCTTCCGGACGGAGACGGTTCACTCGTCGAGGTTGGGGTGTTTGGCTTCTGGCCAAAATTCATACAGCCGGACAGATTCGACGACAAGGGCAAGAAGCTGAAGAAGTTCGATACCGTCAACGCCAGGGGTGAAGACATCGCAGAGAAGCGCCTATATAAGCGCGCGTGGCACGATGGCCAGCGCTGCCTCATCCCTGCGCGATATGTCGTCGAACCGTCATACCCGCATGCGAGATCGAAAGCCGGTGGCGGATGGGATCGCGGGCCGTGTGTTTGGCAGCGGATCGGCGTTGCCGACTGGCAGGCATACTGCGTGGCGGGAATCTGGCGACGCTATCAGGGGGACGATGGTCGAGTGCTAATCGGTATGACCATGCTTACGCTCAACGCGGACGAACACCCGCTATTCCGCCTTATGCACCGGCCTGACGATGAGAAGCGGGGTGTTGTGATCCTGCGCCCGGCCGACTATGACGAGTGGCTACATACGAAGAATGTCGAAGCCGCGCGCACGCTCCTGCAGCTCTATCCGGCTGACGAAATGGTTGCCGGACCAAAGTAG